AGAACCCTTATAACCAACTAGAACTGGTGTTCCACTTGGAGCATATGAGTCAACGAAAACGCGCATTGCGTTGTTCAATGTACCGACTAATTTTGTATTAGTAGGTGCTTCGAATGTACCTTCTGTAGTACGGGCAAAAGCTGATGTTGTAGCAGACTGAAGAACAGTCAGCATTTCTGAAGAAACAACACACCAGTTACCAGCGCCACGACGAGTACGTTGGGCGATTAGGTTAGCAACACGGTTAATTAGAACAGCTAAAGCAGCGTGTTCGTCACCAACGTATGTAGCGGTACCAGAAACGGTAGCTTGGTTATATGTAAACTCAGTAGCAGCCAATTGACGTAATGAAAGAAGAATTTCTTGGTCGATTTCAGCAGTAATTTCTTGTGCTAAAGCGGCCATGATTTCGGCTTCAACGTCGATACCATGCATTGATTGTGCGTCTTGTGCAGCTTCGAATGTCCAACGAGCTTGTAACTTACGGCTCTTGGCTTCGACAGCTTGACGTAGAATCTGTACAGAGATTGCTTTTCCGCCGTTACCTTCAAGAGTAGCGGTTGGAGCTGCGGTATAACTGTTTGCTGTATTATCGCTAGACTTTGTACGTGAATACGCTTGAGCGATCAAGAATGGTGATAGAGCTTCGTCACCAGCCACAACCGAAGTTTGAGCTGCTGAATTGTCTGTCAAGTTTTGAGCATAGCGAACACGTAGTGTATGAATCTGTCCAACTGGACCAGTCATTGGTTGAACACCAATTAACTCGTTAGCGATAACAGTAGGCATAACACGGCGAATAACTGGAAGAATGACACGATTTAGTGTGGCAATATTACCAGCGGTTGTAGTTCCAGCATTACTTTCAGAAAGTAGTTGCTTTTTGGTGTTTTCTAAAATAACACCCATTGATGAGCGGCGGACGCCTTTGAGACCTTCAAGGAGGGCTTCTTTGGTTTCATTCCAGCGGCTCTCTAATAGTACTTTTGACATTTAATTATCTCCTGTTAATAGTATGTCGATTAAAGCCCTGCCAGACGCTTGATATCAATCACGTTATCACGTTCTTGGGTCTCAACTTCTGTTTTCTTGGCAGATTTATCACCAGTAATTGCTACACTTTCAGAGATCATTTGTTTTTTAGCAACTGGTCTTTGTTCTGTTAATGTATTCAATACTGCTGGTAGATACTTGTCGAATGCGCCTTTCAATTTTGGTGTTTGGACGCTTTCTAGTAAGTTCTTCATTACTTGGGCTTTGTCTTCATTTAGTGTTCCGAGTAATTCACTCATAGTACGTTCACGAAGGTTACTTTCTTTAATAATGCGAACTTCACGGTTTTTACTTTCTACTAAACGTTGTGATTGTTTAGCAGTTTCGATAGATTCAGCTAATTGTTGATCTTTTTGATCTAAGATTGCTAGAAGTTTACGTGTCTCTGCTTTTTCGTTCAAGTGTGTTGAACTAAATTCAGCGGCAAATGCTTCAAACAAACGACGACCAAATGTGTTTTCATTTGCACTTTGGATGTCTTCTTTCAATTGACTGATTTCGCCTTTTAAATGTGTACTGATTGCTGAACTAACTTTTCTTGCACTTTCAGCTACAAATTTAGCTTTAAGTGAATCAAGTTGGTGTTTAGCTTCTGCAACTAATTTGACCTTGGCTTCTACTACAGCACGTTTGTCAGTTTCAAATTCGCCAATTTCACGGGCTAGAGCATTTACTACGAATTGTTCTAGTTTACCACGGGCTTCCATTTGAACTTTACGATCATTACGTAATTCTTTGATTTCTTCGGCTAGTTTAGTAACCATAAATTCATTGAATTTTTGTACATTTTCACGTAATTTAACTTGTGCTTTGACACGATCTTCATTCATTGCTTGTCTTTCTGTTTGAAATTCTGTAATTTCACCAGTTAGACCTTCAGTAACCATCTTATCAAGGGCTTCTACCATTACGTTCTTGTCATGCTCATATTTCTGTGCGAATTCCTCTCGGAGTTCTGAACGAACTTGTTCGCGAGCTTCGTTTAATTTTACTTCCCATGCCTCATTAATGGCTTGGGCTGTATCTTCAGTAACGATTCCGCTTTCAAGTAATGGTTTGATGGCATCAAACATTGATATCCCCTTTTATAATTTCAATTCCTTGATAAGACGAACTACTTCATCTTTCAAGAATTTTTGAACTCTAGCATCCTTGTCCAAATTTGTACCTTTTAAGTTTTCTAAAACACGATGGCCATTTTTCATGTTCATCAATGATTCATAAATTGCTTTTGGGTATGCATTTGGAGCACTGGGTTGTGCCACGATGTCCACAGTAACTATTTCAAAGTCACTGACTTTGCCTGTAGCTTCATCAACGTTACCGCTGCCTCTACTACTAACGCCGAGTTTGACTCCATTCTCCAACATGGTGGCAGCTAACTGTCCCATGGGAGTTGGAATAATTTTTAATTTACCGAAACCATTAGCGCCATCCATCCACATTTCTGTAATGATATGACTAACTCTATCTAAATTGATTTTTAAATCATCTGGGTGATCGATTTCACCCAATACTGAGTTACCGCTTCGGATTTGTTCGTTTAAGGTTACTACGGCTTGTTCAATTTCAGGAACGGGGTAAACACGCTCATTTGCGTTCTTCACCCCACCCTGGATAAAAATTCCTCTCATATAAAGAGATTTTTTATCACCTTCTTCCTTAACTGATTCGACTATGAGGTTCGCTCTGTCGAATGTTAAGTTCTCTCTAAGATACAAAGCCATTTATACCTTATCCTTTAGATTCTACGCTTGGTAGTGCGACGACTTTCTGGAACCGCACTGCGCTCATTTGTACCACTAGCCTGTGTTTTAGTTGGCTTAGGAGCACTTTCACCTTTACCTGAACCGTTGCTAGCATCGCCACCAACTTTGTTCTTGAATGATCCAGCACCTTTAACTTCTGTTTCGCCTTTAGCGCCATAATTTGTTGGCTTCTTTGGGCTAGTAGGAACTGATTCTGAACTACCACTAAAATTAACTGGCTTTGATGCCATACCTTTTTGACCACTGTTAGCATCTACTGTACTTTTCTTTGATGAACCATCGGCGCCGTCAGTGTGTGTTACTGAAACCTTTTTTAATTCAACGGCTTCCATAACGTCACTTTCTTGGTCGTCTTTATCATCCATTTGACTACCAAATTCTTCTTCGTCACCACCGAATTCTTGTTCAAATTCAGCCATTAATTGGTCAAGTTTGTCTTCAAGATCAACAACACGATCTTCAAGTTCTTCTTCTTCGTATTCTTCACCTTCTTCATCACCGTCTAGTTCAACTTCATCGTCAAACTCATCTTCTTCACCATCAGTATCATAGTCGCCGTCCATTTCTTCATTATCCATGAATTCATCGTCGTCTTCCATCATTCCTTCCATTCCAATTTCTTCACTACCCATTTCATCAGAAACTTCGTCCATCATACCTGTTACTTCATCTTCACTAATTAATGATTCATAAATATCACGAGATTTTTCAACTACAATCTCATGAAATAATTGTTCTGCTCTTTCATTGTCTTCATTGATAATAAGATCAATAAGTTTTTCAAATTTTGCTGTAGACATTTAAAATCTCCTTATGTAAATGGCTTTGTATTAATATTTAGCGAATAGCCAAAAAAATAGCGTAATATGTACGCATTTTATGGGTTTTTTAAATATATAGTATAAATTTACAAACCGCCGCTCTCGGCTGGTGGGGCACCATATTGTTTTCTGATGTTTTTTAAATCAATCGCTCGTTCATAACTTTGAACTTCGTTCATTTTACGAATCTTGGATATCATACCAAGTGTTAATTTGGTTTTGCGTGACTCACCCCATTCTGGTTGAGATTTATCATCTTCAACATCTTGATATCCTTGAGGTGCATGTGAGTAAAATTCAAATAGCATCATGTTAATTAAAGTCCTTTATGTTATTTATCAAATTTGATAAATACTATTGTAGTTCGCGGTGATCAGACCCAACTACTCTAATGCTTATTAGGAGCAATCAGCATGATTATTTATCTAGTAGTCAAAACTCACAATAAAACCGGTTTAAAATACTTATGTCAGACAATAAGAGATCCATTTAAATATAAAGGATCAGGAACATATTGGAAACGACATCTTAGAGAACATGGCAATTCTCATTCTACTATAGTAATTAAAGAATGTTTAACAAAACAAGAACTCAAAGAATGGGGAATGTATTATAGTAAATTATGGAACATTGTTGATGATGTAGATTCATATAACAAAAAAACATGGGCCAATTTAAAACCGGAAGAAGGAGACGGTGGAGCGTCTGGAAAATATAGTTCATGTAAAAAACAAGAAGTAAAAAATAAAATTTCTAAAAGTTTAATAAATCTTGGAAATAATCA